TTTATCTTTTGCTCAATTAGATCTATTCAAATATTGGGATAGATTTAATCCTGAAAAATCTACAAATGCATTTGCATATTTTACTCAAATTGCTAAAAAGGGATATGCAAAAGGATGGAATAAATTATATCCAAAAAAATATTCAGGTACTATTCGTATCTCAGGATCAAGTGATGATGGTGGTATCTATTCTATATGAACATTAAAAATAATAAACCAAAGAAGAAGTCTGGTTTTAGTCAAGGCTATTTCCCATTAAATGAATGTAAAAAATATCATGGCAAAGGCCCTATTATTTACAGATCATCATGGGAAAGGAAATTTTGTTTATATTGTGAAGCTAATCCAGAAGTCATTAGATGGGCATCTGAACCAGTTAAAATAAAATACATCAATTCTTTAGATGGACGGGAACATTCTTATTTCCCGGATTATTACATTCAATTAAAAGGAAACACCGAATATTTAATTGAAGTTAAACCTAAAGCTCAATTAAAAAAACCAAATCCTCCGAAAAGAAAAACAACCAAAGGTGTCAAAAACTATAAATATGCATATGAAATGTACGTAACAAATATGTGCAAAATTAAATATGCTGAAGAATATTGCAATAAACGAGGTTGGCAATTCAAAATAGTAACAGAAGACTTTTTTAAAACAATTAAACTATAATGGCACAAATAATCGGAGAAGCATTTGCAGAATTACCTGAATTAAGTCAAATTGGTAATGGAGATTTTGAGAATTATGTTAAAGAATGGGAGAAGAATTATGGTGGTGCTGGTCAAGCAGCTAAATATGCAAGAGATTGGTTTGATTCAACATTAGCAGATAAAGATTCGACTTACATTCAACCTTTTAGCCAAAGTGAATTAACATGGGGTAAAATGTATCATTTTGAATATGATCCAGTTACAAGAGACAAATTATCCTATTTTGATAACTCACCAATGGTAATTTCTTTAGGTAAACATCAAAATGGAAAAACAGAATTAGGTATGAATTTAAACTTTTTACCTAAAGCTGTTCGTTATTGGATGGTAGGCAGAGTATTTCAAGTATATGCTGGAGATATTAAAAATGCATCAAAAGGGAAAAAATGGAGAAGAGCTTTTGAACAAGAGGAAGTGCAAATAGAATATGATATGATGAAGAAATGGCTTTGGAAATATGGATTTGATTTTTGTATCAGACAATATTATATGAATAAAACACGAGATTTAGCTGTTATTTGTTATGAAGATTGGATAAGAGCCGTAATGATTGATTGGAATAATTTTGATCAAGTTCAAGAAAATCAAGTTAAAGCATTGTATGATGACTATCTTAAAAAGGTGGGCAAATGAAAAAGAATATATAAACTAATAATAAAAAAATCGTAAAATGGCAGGATTTGTTGAAAGGGGAGAAGGCGGAAATAGTGATAGACGTTTCGTCGCTTCTAATGCATTAAAACAATTGAGCTCATTCGGAATGAAGTACGATGATATGGTACTTCGTAATTCACAAGCCGTTGGTATTGTGGAAGATCAATTTGGTTGGACTTATGACCCTAGAGGGTTAGTTGGTGGTGATTATGATGATTATGCTTTGTTTGCAAACTTAGCACTATCTGATATAGCACTTAAAAAATCAATATCTATATTTGACAAATCATATCCTAAGAAAAGAGAAGAGCTTAGGAGATTTGCTGTACAAGATGAAATAGAAGAAATTTTAGATACTTTATGTGATGAATGTATAGTATATGATGATAAAAACTATTTTGCAGATCCTTTATTATTTGATGATGATTTATTGGCTGATGATAAAGTAGATGAGATTAGAGGAGCTATATCAATCAATTTTAAAAGAATATATCAATACTTTGGTTTTAACAATGATATAACTGCATGGTCATACTTTAGAAAATGGCTAGTGGATGGTTATCTTGCCTTTGAGATTATATATGATAATGACCAAAGAAATATTATAGGATTTAAGGAATTAGATCCAATTACATTAGAACCTGGAATTGATGACCAAGGAAAAAGAGTTTGGAAACAATTTAAAGATATACCAGCTAAAGCAAGAGTACTTTATGATTCTCAAATCATTTATCTTTCATATGCAAACTTAAATTCACCAACCAGAATTTCTTATACAGAAAGATTAATACGTTCATTTAACCTTCTAAGAATTATGGAACATTCTAGAATTATTTGGGCAGTAGTTAATTCTTCATTCAAAACTAAATTTATTATACCGGTTGGAGGTAAGTCAAAAACAAGAGCAAAACAATCACTTGGTGTTCTTATGCAAAACTATCGAGAACAAGTTGATTTTGATTATGATTCAGGTGAATTATCAACTAATGGCCGTCCAATGATGCCATTCAATAAAGAGTATTGGTTACCGGAAGGTGATGCTGGTTCTCCACAAATCGAAACAATCGGTGGTGATGGACCTGATCTTTCAGATACAGACTCATTAAATTACTTTAAAGAAAACTTAAGACGTGTATCTAAAATACCAATGAATAGATTCGATGTTGAAAATCCTCCATCATGGGAATTAAATGCTGAAGGAATGACAAGAGATGAAATCAAATTTGGTAGATTTATTAATAGACTTAGATCCGTATTCCAAGAAATAGTGGTTAAACCATTATGGATCCAAATGACTTTAGATTATCCAGATCTTATGAATGATGATTCATTCAAAGCTCAAGTAGGTGTTAAATTTAACAAATATAATATCTTTGAGGAGATGAAAGAAATGGAATTATTACAAAAACGAATTGACTTTGTTACCGCAATGAAAGATGGTCTTGTAGACTATGATCCTGATGGTAATGAGATCAAATATTTCTCTTCTGAATGGCTAATTCGCCGATTCATGGATATGAGTGAAGCTGAAATTAAAGCTAATCAACGAATGAAGGACAAGGAACAAGAGAAACTTGATGCAATGGCAGAAGAGGAGGAATAAAAATTCAATAGAAAGACAAAGATATATATTAAAATAGCAAAATAATCTATTATCCATGGAAAACAAAAATTTGTTAGTACTCGAAAGATCATCTTGTGTGTTAGAGGCAAAAGGCACAGGGGATGATAAATACGTTTTAGAAGGTACTTTCTCAGAAATCGGAAAAAAGAATAAGAATAATCGTATTTATGATGAGAAAGAACTTATTCCTCATATCGATGCCTTAAGAGAAAAAATTAAAGAAGGCAAGCTTTTAGGTGAATTAGACCACCCTAAACAATTTGATATATCATTAAAAAATGTTTCTCATGTTATTGAGGAAATTGAATATGATAAAGCAAATAAAATTGTCAAAGGAAAAATTCGTTTACTAGATACTGAAGCTGGAAAACAAGCCCAAGCATTAGTTGATGGTGGTATTCCTATTCATATTTCTAGCAGAGCTGCTGGGGTTGTAGAAAACAATGGTCATGTAAAAATTAAGAAACTTTTTACTTATGATTTAGTTGCAGATCCAGGCTTTGAAAATGCTGAATTAAAACGTGTCAATGAAGCATTGGGATTCTCTAATGACGGTGATATACAAATTTACGAACTGAATGGATATATAGAAGAGAACAATAAAGAAATTCAAAAAGAATTAGAAAATACAATGGAAAAAAATACTTCTGAAAACCCAATCAATGAAGGAACTGGGAATTTTGTTACCGTAGAAGATTTTAACGAATATTCAAAAATCGTAAAAGAATCAATCGAAAGAATCACTGGTGATGTTGATAAAATGAACGAGACTTCTCAAGTCGGTGACTTAGTAAAATATTCTGAGTCTATCGCGAAACGTGTTAATCAAATATCTGGTTATGTAGAACATGTTGCAGAAAACGTAGATAATCTTATTTCTCATAATGATTACATCATTGAGAATCTTGATAAGGTTAAAGATTATGCTGAATATGTTGGTTTAAAAACCGATCAAAATATAGAATATTCAAAACACATAGCAGAGAATGTTAATTCGAGAACAGAATACCAAGATTATGTCAATGAACATGTTGATAAGGTAATTGATTATCAAAATTACTTGGTAGAAGGTATTGATGCCGTTGCAAATTATACAGAATATATTAAAGAAAACCTAGAAAATCTAGGTAATTATACAGATTACGTTGCTACTTCAATAAATGAAAGTGGTATTACAAAAGAAAATCCTGTTGAAAATGTTAATGAAGCTGAAACTCCAAATGAAACAGATGTTGTTTTAACGGAGACAGAAACATTTAAAACAGACTTAAATGATAAAATTCAAGCGTTAGTCGAATCAGCTAAGAAGCAAAAAGTTGAAGAAACCGCTGCAAATACACATTTCTTACATTTCTTAAATGAAGATCGTAGAGAAGAATACAAATCATTTGATGATGAGTCTAAAGCGAAAGTTATTAGGGCTTATGAATCAAATAATTGGTTCGGATCTACTGAGGTTTCAGGAATATGGGAAAGTGTATTCACACCAGTCGAAAAAACAATCAACTGGCTAGATAATATGCCTACTAAATTCGCAAACTCATGGAATTCATTAAATGAATCTCAAAAGAATGCTATTAAAGGTCAGGCAACTATGAGAAATCTTGATACACAATACAAGATCGATCATTTCTGGTCAACTAGAGAGTTAAGGGCTACTAACCCATCTGAACAAATTAATGAGTCTCCTAAGATGGTGGTTGAAAATGAATCACCTGAATATGAAACTTCATCTGTTTACATGGAAACTGTTGCAGAGGAACTTAAAAAGCGCTTTAATAAGTAGAAATTTCTACTAAATAACCAAACCCTAAAAATAATTAGATAATCATGAATTTAATTAATGAATCTGAAATCTACGGAAAGTGGTCTCCTATTATTGAGAGTACTACTGGAATAGAGGACAGAAACAAACTCGATTGGATGTCTAAGTATTGTCATAACCATGAGCTTTATGAAAATAACGTTTATGCTCAAGTTGGTTCTGTAAATGGTATGGGTGCTACAAGGTTTCCTGGTGATCCAGGATTACAAACTACCTTTGGTGCTCAAACTACTGGTTCTGGTGATAAGCCTTACACTTTGCTTCCACTTGCTATGCAAGTTGCTGCTCAGACTGTAGGTTTAGACCTAGTACCTGTTGTACCTATGAATGGACCAATGGGTGTATTGACATACCTTGACTTCGTCTATGGTGGTGGTAAAATACCAACACTTGGACAAACTGCTGCATTTAATGCAACAGGCGCAAACAGAGCAGGTGCTCCAGATAACCAACCTTTAATAATCAAAGATGCAACTACTTTTGCAGGTACAACTGCATTTGTTGAAGGTACTCAATATACGGTTTCTACTGGTGCTACTGTTACTTATGCTGGTGTATCTAGAATAGATGGAAATGATATTTTCCGTATCGATTCTACTGGTGCATCTACCGTTGCTGAAGTATTTACTGCTGGTGCACTTATCAGTACAACTGCTGGATCTACTTATACTCTTACAGGAGCTCCGGCTTTAGTGAAAGCACTAGAAGATCACATAATAGGATTCTCATCTAACGACTGGACTGGTTCAACTGAACCAATGTCAAGGTTACAAGGTGAAGCTACTATGGATAATGTAATGAACCTTAGTTTATTCAACAAATCCGTTGAAGCACAAACTTATCAAGTTGCTGCTGCAGTAACTAGAGAGCAAGTTCAAGATCTGAAGCAATTCGGAATTGATGCTGTTGCTCAAGTTGAGTCTGTACTTATCAACGAATTAACTCAAGATATTAACAAAAATATCCTTGAGAGAATTAGAGCTAATGGATTTACAAATGCTGCTCAGATTTCTATCACACAAGGAGTTAATTTCTTCTTGTTAGTTGGAACTACTACTGGTCTAACCTATGATGCTTATGCAACTGCGGCTGGTGGAATTAATTCTAACGGTGCAGATAGTACTCAACAGTTTGGAACTGGTGGAGCTGCTGGAAACATCAATATTGCTGCTTCTGAACTTAATTCAGCTGCTGAAAACTTGCATACTCGTCAGAGAAAAATCATGTCTAAAATGCTAGCAATGGCGAACATGATTGCTATCCGAGGAAGACGTGGTCCTGCTACATTCGTTGTTACTAACGGACAAGTTGGAACTGCACTGCAAGATTGTGCTGGATTCGTTCCTGCTCCAATGATGAATACTATTAATCAACAAACTGGTTCTTTGTACCCTATCGGTACTTTAGCTGGATTAGTTGTTTATGTAGATCCATTAATGGCGTGGAGTGATAACCGTTTCTCAGTTGGTAGAAAAGGTGATGGAAATTCTCCAGGACTTGTATTTATGCCATACTTAATGGCTGAATCAGTTCAAACTATTGCTGAAGGTACTATGGCGCCTAAAATCGCTGTAAAATCTAGATATGCATTAGTTGAGGCTGGACATCATCCACAAACTATGTACTTATCAAGTTATGTTTACAATGTAGCTGGTGGATTAGCTTAATCGTTAATTCTTACATATATTATTCAAAAGGTCTTCCATATGGGAGACCTTTTGTTTTTTGTCACGAATATATAGTAATATAACAAATAAAATCTACATTTCATGAAATTAATGCCTAGAGAAGACTTTAACGAGTTAAATGAAGCTATTATTGGTATGCAACGTAATCAATATACGTTAAAGGACTTAAATGAAGAAGAATTCAAAGAATTTATTAAATACCTTTTGCTACTTTCCGGTAGTGGTTCTGCAACTGTTTGTGAATCTTACATTACAAAAACTTTAGCTGATCATAACATCGGAGTTACTAATGAACAACTCCAAAATCTTGACTTCAATCAATTATTATTAGAATGTGAGTCTCTTAATGAAGGAGACTTTATGGATGCTGGCTCTCAAGCTTTAACCGTTGGAGCTGCAACTGGTGTTGCTGCTGTTGGAGGATTAGCTGCATATATCTCATTTTTATTTAAAAAGAAAAAAATAAGAAAAGCTTCAGAGGCAGTACGAGATGCCAAAATAAAAAAGATAGACATCGAAAAAGAAGTTTATGATGAATTAGAGGCTATGAAACCAATTCTTACTAAAGAGGAAGGTGATGCTAAAATTAAAGAGATAGAAGAGAAAGCAAAAAAGGATAAAGATGATTTAAAAAACTTTGAAAAAAATAAAAAAGAAGAGGCTGAAAAGGTTGCTGCTGAGGTTGATGTAGAAAAATTACAATTAAAAGATTTAGGTGCGGATGGTTATGAAAGTTATGAATCACCAAAACCTAAGAAGAATCCAACGCCGACACCAGCTCCAGGAGCTACTGGTTCTGCTGGACAAACCGGACAAGCTGGAGGTACTGGACAAACCGAGGTTAAAACTGAAGATATAAATAAAGAGTCTTTACCTGGTGCAGATGAGGCCACTGTTAAAACATTACAATCTGGAACTCCAGATGAGAAGATAGCTGCTACAGGAAAATTAAAAACTTCTTCAGATGAAAAAATCAAAGAACAAACTGCTGCTTTAGAAGCTGCAAAAGCTAAAA